TCAGTTCCGGGCATCGCCGGGCATCGCTTCCAACTCGGCCTGGACCGCCACTACGTCGGCTTGAGTGACGGTCACATAGTGCGCGCCTTTCGCCAGATCATTCCACACCACCACCTGTTGCCCAACTTTGCCGGAGGTCGCCTCGACCTGCTCGGCCAACTTCGCCATCTTCGCCTGCTGTTCGGCGATGGCTTTTTCCAGAGCGCTGCGTGCGACGTGCAATTGAGCCTGGCCCAGGCCTTTGAGCGCCGCCGTGTACTGCTCTGTGCTGTCTTTGAGCGCGTCTACCGGCGGTTTGGCCTCTTCCGCGCTCTTGCGAAACAGCAGAAAGCCGGAAACGGTGGCCAGAACCAACCCGGCGGGGCCGGCCAGCAGCGCCAGCGCCCGCGAAAAGCCGACCGTAGCGATCTGGGCGGCGGTCATGGCGGCGATGCCGGCGCGAAACGCCGCCACGCTTTCCATCACGACCGGACCGAGCTTGACCAGGGCGACCCCTGCGGCCACCGCGCCTGCGGTCAATGCCCCGCCCAGCAGCCCGGCGGTATCGGTCACCACGCGCTTGACGGTCAGCAACCCTGCTGTAAACGGCTGGAGAAGGGGTGTCGCCAGCGTCACTTTTAAGCCGTCCCAGGCGGACGCCAGCGCCTGGAGCGCACTATTGAAGTTGTTGCTCATCTTCCCGGCCGCGTCTTGCGCTGCACCGCCGGAATCGCGCAACTGCCCGGTAAAGTCGTTCAGTCCTTTGGACCCTTCGCTCATCAGGGCGCGCAAGCCGGGACCGGCGGTGTCGCCAAACGCCAGAATCGCCTGGCCGGAGTTCATGCCCTGGGCTTTCAGCGCGTCCAGCACTCCGCCTAAATCCCGGCTGCTGATGCCGAGTTTAGTGAGTTCTCCACTGGTGGCGCTGGCGGGATTGAGCAGTTGCGTCAGAATGGCGGAAAGCGCGGTTCCGGCTTCCGCCCCTTTGATGCCATTCTTGTGCAGTAGGTCGAGGGCGGCAACGGTTTGCTCCAAATCCAGCCCAAACGAGCGGGCGATGCCGCCCGCGCCGGACAACGCTTCGGCCAAACTGGCGGCGCTGGAGGTGGTAATGTTCGCGCCCTTGGCGAGGACGTCGGCCATTTTGCTGGCCTGGCCAAAGCCCAGGCCCATAATAAAGAGGGTATCGGACAGCTTGGCGGCGGCGTCATCGAGGCTCAGTCCCTCGGTTTGCGCCAGGGACAGTACCGCAGGCAGGGCCTGCATGGCGTCGGTGGCGTTCAGGCCCGCCGCAGCCAAAACCTCCAGCCCCCGTGCGGCTTCCGTCCCCGTCACCCCGAACCGGGCGGCCATGGCGTTCAGACCGGCGCTCAGTTGTTCTATATTTTGGTAGGTCTCATCGCCCTTGGCGACGACCTTGCTCAGTTGCGCCTCAAAGTCCGCTGCACTGGACAGCCTGCCGCCGAACAGATTGGAAAAACCGTCACGAATCTTGCTTCCAATCACATTGGTCGAGTCGTTCAGGAAGCCGAACAGCTTGCCAAAAACGCCCGAAGCCTCATCGCGGGCGGTAATCAACAGTTGCAGGATCAAACTACGGTTTTCAGCCATGACTCACTTCTCGGTTCACTTTGGGCTGATCGGGCTGCTCTGGGCCAGTCAGTTGGGCCTGGCGGCGGAACCCGACCGGGCGCAGGCCATTGCCGACTATTGCCGGGCGGTCGCACGAAAAGTGGTGATTGCCGCCGACGGACGCGACGCCGGGATGAGCGAGGCACAGCAGTTGGCGCTGCAAGCGACGCTGCCGGGAGGGCTGCCCGATCCGGCGCTGTGGCAAGCAGCGACGGCGCGGGTGTACCGCGACCGCCGACCGGGGGCAGTGATCGCCGCCGAGGTCGCCGACCAATGCCGACAGACGTTGGCCGATCCCTTCGCTGGGCGTCATCGCGCGCCGTAATCAGCAGTTGCAGCACGAGGTTACGGTCTGCCATTAGTGGATTTCCCAGTTAAAAGCCATAGCCGACACTCCCGCCGCCGCCGCCGCCCACCGCAGCAGGAGCGGCCAGTGCCGTTCGATCAATCGGCACATGGCCGATGCCGTTTTGCGCCGCCAGGCCGGGCAAACCGGCCTGGGCTAAAACGGTAAGGCCTATCGGAATCAGGACTTGTCCCAGAGCAGGCGTCAGCAGCGCTGCACAGAGGATTTCCGGGGCCGCCAGCGTCGCCATGATTTACTCCCACAGCATCGCCAGGCCATAACTGGCATTCGCTGCCGGGCCGGTTCCGATCAGCAGCGGATAGAACCCGTTGTTGCCGATAGACAACAGCGTCCGGGGCGTGCTGCCGACCATCGCAACGGAACAGGTCGCATTCGCGGGGACCTCGGCCAGCAGCACCGCCGCCAGCGTCGGAATCGTCCAGACTCGTGGATTGATCGCAAACAACGCATAAGCCTGAATATCAGCCCCGACGACGGAGGACGTGGGCTGCCCCGGCGCAATCCCCAGCGCCGTCGTTACGGCATACGCTACTGCTGGGGCCGCCGTGCGTACCGAATGCGCGTTGAGGTTCGTTGCGCCGCCGCCCGCATGGGTGATCATGACAAAACCGTTGCCGGTCGCCGCGCCCGCCGGGTCGTGATGGCGCGCGATACTCAGGAAGGCATATCCGTTCGACGAAGCGGCCCCTAACTTCCAAGCTAAGCCCAAGTGCGCGGGCGCGACACAAAGATAAGTGGGATAGCTGGTCACGACGCTGGACAAAGCGCCGCTCCAGGTAATGAGTTGCCTTGGAGTGACCGTTCCGGTCAATGTCCCGCTGCCGTTCGATCCGGAGCCCGCCGTGATCCAGATCGCCGGGAAGGTCGCGCCGACACCGGTTCCGTACTCGATCTTGATGACGATGGGCGCAGTGCCCTGCAGGGCGTCGTTGAAGCGAAAAATCTCGTAGCCGCCCGCCGTGTTTATCGCCGGTCGAGTCACGGAGCCGAAGTTCATTTGCCCGCTGTCCGCCATGCGCACCAGTCCGGCGGCGATCAGCTCGTTGCTCAGTTCTTGCGCCCAGGCCCGAAAGCCTGCGTCGGCAGTGTGATCAATGGGGGTAGTGAAGGTGCGGGTGGTCATACCGACTCCATCTCCAGCGATAGAGTGAGGAGGGTGAAATTGGCGACCGACTCCACGGCGATTAGCAAGATGTCGTTAGCGGCCAGCGTCGTCGTCCAGCCGGGCAGGATCGCGTCCTGCGCCGTGCCGGCGTTGCTCAGCGTCGGCTTGGCGCCGGCGCAGATCGAATCACCCGGCCCCGGCGGATAGCCCGAATACGAGATTTTGCGCAAATCGAGAACCGCCGATCCCGGCCCTCCTTGGGTCAGCAACGTCACGCGGCGAATCACGCTCGCTACGGGAATCAGCACCGGCACGGCGTTGATCGGCAGCGTCAGCCCGTTCGGGTTGACGAAGGTAGCGCCGCGCAGAAAAACCGGCGCGCCGATCTCGACCACCGCGCCGCTGTCCTTTTTGGTGAACAGCTTGCCGTCGGCGGTGTTGAGCGCCAGTTCGCCGGGCGTCAGCGCGCCTGATCCCGGAACCGCGCCGGGGGTACTGCTGCGCTTATGCAGGACGCTGGGCATTCAAAAGGTCCCGCAATCCACGGTGCCGACCGCCAGGGTCACGAAGGCGTTGCCCGCATCCTTGCTCCAACTCATCGAGGCGTTCATGCGCAAAAGGCCATCCGAGCCGTTGGTGCCCCACAGGTAGCCCGACGTTCCCCCGGACACCACCGCCACCTTTTCGTCGGTGCTGGCCGCCGGGATGTTGAGGGCGGTTTTGAAGGCGTCGAAGGTGATCTTCTTTTCCTTCTGGCCGACGCCATCGGCATCGTGCATCAGCACCAGGTCCGCCGCACCGTCCACCGCCGCCAGCGTGGTCAGATCATCCAGCGCCGGCACCACCGGGAGCTTGGTGGTGGCGTCGGTGGCGACGTGCAGGGTGCCCCGGTCGGTGGTGACGAAGAGTTCACCCGGCAGCATCCCGCTCGTCGGCAGGTTGGCCTTCAGGCCGCGTTTAATCTGAATCGTGGGCATGGGTCGTTACTCGCTAGTTAAACGTGCCACAGTCAATCGCTTGTAGTTCGAGATGAGTGCGCGCGTCGATCTTGGCTTGCGGCGTATCCAGTTCCGATAGCCGATTGGGGATGCGAAAGGCATCGCCGGGGCCGGGCGGACCTTGCGGGCCTGCCACTTCAATCAGCACCGGGACCGTCGTCGCCGTTTCGATGACGACCGGCGCGCTGGGCTGGAGAACGAGAATCGTATTGCTCACCGCGTTACTTCCGGGATGATTTTGATCTTGCCCATTGCCAAGCGAGTTACAGTGCTGTCGGGATGAACAATCTCCAGGTCATACACGAACGACCCGGCAGATAATGCGGCGGTGGCGACGGCGCTCAAGGCCAGTTCCACCGCGCCCGAGCCGCCGCCGAGCGTAATACCGCCGTTTTCGGTGGTCAGGCTCAGCAGCGGCGGGTCGGGCGCATCCGCGCGAGTTCGCGCCTGCATCCTTGCGCCGCACCCGGTCAGATCAACGGGAATGGCGGGCGCGCCGGCTTTCCAGATCAAAGTCCGGCTCCAGGTCGCGCCCTGATAAACGATCAACTCCAGCGCAGCCGGGGGGGTCATCATATGATGCCCTTCTGTTAGGCGACCGCCCGGCCATCGAGGTAAATCGCAGCGATGTCCTCGCCCGCCGCGCCCGCATCGGGCTTGAGAATGCTAATGTCGAACGGCAGCGCCACGTAGGCCGGATTTTCCGTCTTCAGCGGAAACTCGCCGCCCGGCGTCAACGCGCATTTGGGCATATACCAGTCGCGTTGCTCGCCGCGCACGTTGTTGCTGATCAGCCGCAGCGCCGCCGTCGCGTCCACCGCCCCGGCGGTCTTGATCTGCTCGCGCTCGCGGGCGGCCCGGGTGTAGTCCACCGTCCAGGGCGTGCCCAGCGTGGCGTGAACCCGCGCCGTCGGCAGGACATAAAGTCGGCCCAGCGCCGCATCAACCGTGTAGTCGGTGTCCGGCGTCGGCGCGAGAATGCCGACGGTCGTCCACACCACCGTGCCGTCGGTGACGGTCGCGCCGGGCGCAGTCGGCCAGGCCGGTTCCGATGCGCCGGTGGTTCCCGCCGTGGTGGCGACATGGAACACGGTCGCGCCGGTGGCTTTCCTGACGTAAGCCCCCAGTGCTTTGGTCGCAGTGGCCGTCCAGACCACCGCCGCCTCGCCGGCGCTGACGCTGACGGCGGACACCTCACGCACCCCGGACGGATTGCTGTCGCTGCGGCCCAGTTGGTAGTGGCGATCCGGCAGGACGGTCAGGGCCTCGTCAGTGACGGTGCCCGCCGATTGAATTTGAACGCCATAGGCTGCCGCCAGGAACAGCGCCAGATTCTCGCGGCTGACCTGCTTGACGGTCATTTTGGCGGTGCGAGTCACGCCGATCAGAGTGGAATCGGCCAGTTCCTTGATCCCGGATTCCATCGTAAATTCCTGGAGCTGCTCCCCGGCGACGCTGACGGTGAAGCTGTCGGTTTTGCCCAGGTAGCGCTCGCCGCTGTACTTTCCGGCAACGATCACGTCAATAAAGAGTTGACCGGCAGGCACGATCAGTTGTTGAACGGTCGAAGGCTTGGCGAGGAAGGGCATATCAAGGCTCCAGAGAAACGGTACGGAAGAAGGGTTGCGTCCAGGTCACGACCCAGAGAGCAACGCGCAGGGTGTTGACGTGGCCGCTGTAGAGATTGTCGGCGGCCACCGAGTCGAGGTTGACCCAGCGAACATGGTCGTCGGGCAAGCCCCAGGTCTGCAAAATCAGCTGATCCATGACCGCCAGGGCCGCATCCGCCGCTTGTTCGGCCCGGTTCCCGCCGCTGTCGGCCCCGATGCAGACCGCCGCCCACTGGATCTCCCCGCGCCAGCGCTGCGGTTCTTCCGGGACAAAGCGACGCAGGTTCTGCGGGGCGATCAGTACGCACGGGGCTTGGCCCAGCAGCAACGCCAACTCCCGCTCGGTGAACGGGCCGCCGTGGGCTTGCACCCGCAAGGGCGCGAGCAGCGGGGTCAGGGTGGCGACGATGGCGTTTTGAATCGTGGTCAGGTTCATCGCCGCGTCACTTTAGAAGCCGCCCAGAGCGGCGGGGGTGAACACCCGCTCCGGCGCACGGAACGCCGGGGAAGCGGGGGCGCTCTCGCCGGGCGACGTCGCGGGCAACAGCCGCCCGGCGGCGAGGTCCGCCAGGGTGGCGAGCGCGGTTTCATAGCGTTTGCGCCGATCCTTGAACTCTTCCTGGCTCGCCAGCACGGTCGGCGTCGCCAGATACAGCGCGATGTCGACCGCCAGGGTAATGATCCAGTCCGGAACCGGCGCGGCGACCGGCACGGTCGTCCATTGCAGGGTCCGCAACGTCCTGTTGATCGGATCGTCGGCGGCGGACAGCGCGCGTCGGCGGCGGACAGCGCCCGCTCCACGGCCTCCTCGTCCAGTGCGCCACCGGTTTGCGGCCCGGCTTGCGTCAGTTCGCCCGGATAACGGCGTTCAAGGTCGTCGAGGGTGGCGTAGCTCATTCTTTTTTGCCTCTGGGCGCGGTCTGGGGTTCAACGGCTTCCGCTGCTGCCGCTGCTGCCGCTGCCGCTGCCGCCGGTTCTTCCGCCAACACGCCCAAGTCGAGCGCCTGCGCGGCGGTCTCCGGCGGCATGTTCACCGTTGCGCCCGGCGCGTAATTCATGCCGTCCCACTGCACCGGCGACAACACGCGATAGACCGCCATGGCTACAGCACCGCCGCCGAGATCAGATAGCCCGCCGCCGCCCCGGCGATGACCGGAGCCAACTCGTCGGTAACGGGATACACCCACGACTTGGGATTGCGCTCCAGATAGGGCGTCTCGACGATGGGGTAGCCGGACAAGCGATAGGTGTAGCCGTAGCTGGGGGTGCCCATGGAGGCCAGATTCGCCGTTTCGGTAAACGCCACCACCACGAACTTGCCCCAGACATCGGTAATCGCATCCGATTCATCGAGGTAGACCGCATCGCCGACCAGGACATGCTGGACGCCCCACAGCGCGGCCAGCAGTTCGGGCGTGGGCACGTCGCGCCCGGTGTACTTGATGCGGTCGATGATTTTGGGATGCATCCGCAGCCTGGCAAACACTTTTGCGCCCATCAGCACGGTATTCGGGCGCTTGCCGATGGCGGTTCGGATCGCTTCCTTGGCGACTTCCACGTCGTTGATCGGGTCGCTGGTTCCGGTGAAGTCGGACCATTGCGACGTGCCGGCCAGGGTGGTTTTGTTGCCCGCCGGGTAGTTGGCCTCCGCAGTCGCCAGGTCGGCCTGAGCCTTTTCCAGCCGCAGGGCGATGATGTTCTGGGTTTTGCGAATCGTGCCCTGCGCCAGATCGATGCCGGGCACGGCGTTGGCTTCCTGCATCAGTTCCACCGGCAGCAGCCCTTCCAGTGAATGACTCTCCAGCGCGTAGCTGCTGCCGTCATAGCCCACCTGAACCCGCCGGGTGTTCGCGCCCGGCGCGCGCCCGGTGCTGTACAGCCGAAAGTCTTCCTTGCGGAAGCTGATGATCTTGCCGCCGCGTTGCGGCACCGGCACGACGGGGAACAGGTTCGTGCCCACCAGGTCGGCATTTTGATAACCACGGGCAACCGTACTGAGAACCGGGTCAACGACGCGGGCTTGCGCGGGAGTCATTTGAGGCATGGGAATTCCTTATTAAGCCACGTTGGGGATGAGCAGGACTTCGACGAACTGCCCGACGGCGGTCGCGGCTTGCAGCGCCTGGGCCACCTTCGCGCCGGACGTGGCCCAGGTAATGCCGCGCCCACTGGCGTCGCTCTTAAGCGTCGCCCCGGCGGCAAAGGCCGCGCCGGCCTCGACAATCGCCGTGCCGAGTACATCGACTGAAATCCGGTCGCCGAACACGGCGTCGGATCGCGCCACACCCAGAGTGTTGGCATCCGCGCCCGCTTGCGCGCCGGCGGCGGTCACAAAGCGGCTATTGGCAATCGTGCCCGTCGCTACCACCGACAGCGTCAGGATGGGAAAGGCTTGCATCGTCATGAAGGGAACTCCTTAGCGACCGACCGCGGCGAGCGCCGTGACGTAATCAGTGTTATGAGCGACCTGATACGCCAGGGCGCGGGTATGCAGCGAGAGGTTAGTCGGATCGACGGCGTAGCCGTGCGGGGCGGTAAAGGCGGCGGTCGTGTCCGCTGAGGTAGGCTCAGCGGCGCTGCGCTCGCTGAAATCGACTTGCACCGGCAGGGTTTTGAGAAATTGATCCAGCGCCGCCCGTGGGGTGCGCTTGACGACTTCGCCGCCTTCGGCGAATTCCAACGGGGCCAGGCCGTTCAGGGCGGCGAACACCGCCACCAATCCGGCGCGGTCACGCGGCAATACCCGGCCTTCCCTGATCAAGGCATCGGCAAAGGCGGCGTCAGCGGCGCGGGCGGCTCCCGCTTTTTCGGCGTTCAGCGCCGCTTCGCGTGCGGCAATCGCGGCTTCACGTTGCGCCAGGGCGGCTTTTTCGGCGGCGAGCGGGTCGTCAACAACAGCAGGGTTTGGCATATCAGGGTCCACAGGGTGAGAGGGTGAGGCATGGGGGGCGGGGGGTGATTCGGAAAATTCGAGTTCAATCACGCCCTCGTCGGTATTGGCAAACGCGGGCGGGCGTAAGCCTTTTAACGCGGGCGCGACGGCTCCCAGAAAGCCGACGTGGCGCAGGGAGTACACGCCGGGGACCGGGTTGTTGGGGGCGTTGGGCATGAAGAAGGCGGCGCTGATTTTCCGGTAGCGCCCGGCCTTCACCAGGTCGGCGAACTGCGGGTCCAGTTGTTCGGGGGTGGCTTCCAGCGCGCCCTCGACGTGGGCGAGGGTCTTCACCCAGCCGTAGGCCGGTTCGTCCAGCGCGGGATGCCCGACCACCAGCGGGGCGGCAAAGGCGGTGGCGTCGTAGGCGGCGGCGGTCGCGGCCAGATCGGCGGCGGTGAAGGTGAGGGTCTGGCCGCTGCTGGCGGTGTGGGTGCCGGCTTTGAAAATCTGGAGAGGGCGCATAAATCCGTCCTTTGAAATACGGGTAAACCATAACATGAATCATGGTTAATCCGTAGAAAAATGCAAGCGTTTTTTTGCGGCGGCGGCGCACCGCCAAGAAGGCGCGAAAACGGCGATTTCAGGCGATGATGCGCTGAACTGCGCTTGGGGTATTCCCGCGTCGGGAAAAGGGCGCTATCGAGGAGTTAAACGGCAGTTAAATGGGGTTGCCGTCAGCGCTCCAGGGCGCGGCGCAGATGATCCTGGAGAATGTCGAGCAGTTCGGTTTCGTCCTCGGACGACAGGCCGAGGAAGGGCCGGGCCGGGATGTTGCGTTCCGGCGCGCCAAACTGGTGGGTCGCGCCGTAGATCAGCGGGGTGCCGATGCGGACTTCACGCGGCCCGGCCTGATAGTTGAGCAGGCCGGGCAGATGGCCGCTCAGGGTCAGGATTTTGTCCTTGTTCTTCTTCTTGCGCTGCCGGTAGTCCGGCGACAGCGCCGCCCACGGCGATCCATCGGGCGCGGTCTGGCTGCGGAAGCGCTCGCGGGTCGAGTTGAGCAGCGCTTCGCCGATGTCCTGGAACGCCGGGGTCAGGTCGGTGAGCGCTGCGTCCAGGCGCTCGAACGCGGCTTTGACTTCGGCGGCGTTGCGGATCGTCAGTTGGAGGTCGAGCGCGGCTCCGGCCATGAGAAAGGCCCCTTATCATTATTGTGGAGTGAAGGGTTGCGGCGGCGTTCTTGTGATTCTACCGCGTCCCGCGTACCATGCGCCTCGGAGCCTCGAAAACTCCTTACTTGGCGGTTCCCGCACCCGAAAGCCAGCGGTTTTTTTGTTTTTGCCCCCCGATCAATGACCGGGAGGGGGCGTGAATATGCCGAATAGCGCCCGCCGTCCAAGTACGGTTTCGAGCCTCCCGATCACCCTTTCGCCAAGGGTCTCTCGAAGAAATACTGTGGTCGGTTGATGCCTTCGCTGGTTCGGTTCGGGCGTTACCCGCCGCCGAATGAGTCTTGACCCCCCCGCCCGCCGGGGCTATGCTTTCTATCGGAGCCTAGTAACCTCCATCGCAAAGCGGAACCCCGCGCCGAAACTCAGCGGTTTTTTTTGTTTGTGCCTACTCACTTTCAATGGTGGGAGGGGACGGGAATAGCCGAATACCGTCCGCCGTCTTTGCGCGGTTACTAGCCTCCCATCGCCCCTACGCTTGGGGTAACTAGTAGACGCAAAGGTAGCATCATGACCACTCAGCTTGTTCGCATTTCCAGCGAAGTCGCAATCCCCTACCTGACCTATTCCGGTCAACCGGTCCTGACGTTCGCCCTGATCGACAAGGTTCATAACCGGGTCGAAGGCACTGCCGGACGAAACTTCCGCACCAATCGCCAGCGGTTCATTGAGCGGGAAGATTTCTATGATCTTGATTCTCAAAGTCTCGACGAATTTCGTCGAAACCAACCAGGCGTCATCGGCGACGCTGCGCAACACGCTGTCTTCATCACCGAATCCGGCTACCTGATGCTGGTGAAGTCGTTCACCGACGATCTCAGTTGGCAAATCCAGCGCCAGTTGGTGAAGCTGTACTTCCGGGTCAAGACGATGGGGGTCCCGCCGGTGCCGGAACCGACCGGATTTGCCGAGGAATTGATCGCCCCGGCGCAACAGGCGGAAATCCGGCAGATGGCCTGTCGGCTGGGCAGCTATTTTCGGATGTCGGGGTCGGGCGAAAAAGCCACGTTCGCCCTGATTCGGGAGCATTTCGGCGTCCAGAGCGCTTACCAGTTGCCCGCCCGGCATTTTGACGAAGCGATGGGCGTGCTGGACTGGGCGGATCGGCAAGGCCGCGTTTTCCTGCTGCGCGTCGTCCAGGTGGAGCAGAAATTCCTGCACAGCCGCTTTCGGGTGTGCCCGGTGGAACTGGACCACCTGGCCGACGGCGCGCCCAGCCTGTTTCTGAAGCCCTGATCAATCCGCCGCCCGGGTTGAATTTTCCTCAAGGTGTGGTATCTAAGTCAGTAAGCTTTAAGCCGGTGTACCCCGATGGGTAAGGGGGCTTGCCGCTGGCTTATGTCGGCGGCCAGTTGATGCCAGGTTCGAGTCCGGCCCCGGCTTAGAGCGTCCCTTCCAGTGGTTTTCCATAAGCCTTCAAATTAGCGACAGGCACCATTCGTGCGGTGTTGATGATATTGGCGGGTCGCGTGATTTTCTTGCCGTCCGCGCCACGTTCAGTAATGAGATAGTCTAGTTCAGTAATGAGATAGTCTATTTCCACGACCAGCTTTCCGGTTCCGCTCGGCATATCGTAGATGTAGAGCAACGCCAGTCGTGCATGGCTGGTATCCAGCAGCACGGCTTTGGGTTGGCGCAAATGTTCAGGCAATCGTTCATACCACGAGCGCGGCAAAGGCCCCACTTTGGTATCGCGGAACGTATGAATCAGGTCCTCATCCCGAACCGACAGCAGCGCGGAAGCGGGCGCGATCTGGCGCTTGGCAAGTTCTGCCAATACGTTTTCGGACAGCGCCCCGACATGGCGCAGTTCGCCCGTCGTCTTAATCGCGTATTTCTGCCTGGCTGCCTTTGCCTTTGCTGCTGCGTCTAATTCCTTAAACCAGGCATTTGCCCATGCACCGAACTCATCGCTCACGGCATTCAAGATCGCCGGGTGACTCAGGTGCGCGGCTACGGCTTGCGCGGCCAATAGCGGTGGCAACGTAACGGCTTTATTCATGGCCTGCTGGCCTAATCTTGCTAATCCGTTCGCCACACTGGCCCCCGGCTGATAATCCCAGCCTTTATCGACGCCTTGCGGCAAGCCGGTTTTCGGGTCGAGGGCGTTATAGGGAATCTGTCCTTTCGGAGTGACCGCCAGCCCCTGCTTCTGCAGATCGCGCTCGGCCAGGGTTTCGAGGTAGCACTTGCAGCCGAAGCCGTTGGGCGGGGTGTGGCTGGCAAACCAGGGGTCATCGTGGCGCAGAATCAGTCCGTCCCAGGCGAGGTGTTCGGCGCGGGGCACGGTGGAAGCGGGCGAATGGCGATAGCGCCAGTACGGGCGGGTTTCGGCGACGGCCTTCATCTGCTGGGTGCGTCCGGCGCTGTAGCTGCTGAACAGGTTGGTTTCGTAGAGGACCCGCGTCCGCCACGCCTCGCCGGCTTTGGCGCCCTCTCCGGTCCAGCCGGTCCAGCCGCGTTCGGCGACGATGCGCTTGAAGTCCTTGCGGAAGGTTTCAATCGTAGCGCCTTCGGCGATGGCCTTGTCGATAGCGGCCTTGAGGTCGGCCAACAGGTCGGCTTTCATCGCCCCGGCCACTACGAAGGCGCGGTCGTGGGCCGCGCCGAGCAGGTCGTCCCACTTCTGGGTGGGCAGGTTCAGCTTGGCGCGGAAGAAGGCCAGCGCCTCCAGAAAGGGCAGCGAGCCGTAGCTAACGGGCATGGTCTTTCTGCCGGGACGCGATCAGGCGGGCACAGGCGGCGCAGGTGTATCGCACCTGGCGATTGCCGTCACACCACTTCGCCACTGCGATCAGCGCGCGCGGTTTCCAGATGCGGCAATTGCTGCAAAACCGCTCATTCTCATTGGGGGGCGTCACCCGGCGAGTCATGGCCGCGCCTCCCACCGGCCCATGGCGTCGGCTGCGGCCAGGGCCTGGCCCATGAGGTCAGCGAAGGCTTTGCCGTCCAGGTCGGGATAGAGGGTCAGCAGCCGGGCGCGGAAGTCCATCAGGTCGGCGCTGGATTCGAGCGCGGCGCGCACCGGGTCGAGCAGGGCGTTGATCAGCGGCTCGGCTTCCTGCCCCAGCCGCTCGACCAGCGGCGCGGTCGGGTCGGGCGCGGGATCGGG